TAATTCGGTCTTAGTATTATTTATTGCCCTATAATATCTGTTATATTCTTCGGATCCTTCTCCAAGAGTCTCTTTTGCTGACTTTAAGCACTTCTCTTGATTTTCTAAACGGTCATTTAATTGTTTTATTACACTTTTTAAGGTATTTTGCTTGTCTGTTAAAGTCTCAAAACTATTCCCGTTAGCCTTTAAGTCTGCATTACAAGCCTTAAGGTCTGATTTTAAATTAGATAAACTTTTATTAATCTGAGTTATTCCCTTTGTAAACTGACTGACCTCGGCTGTAAAAAGAACTTTTGCCTCTTTTTGTCCCTTTGCCACGATATCACCAACTTTCTAAATAAAGAAAATAACCTCCAAAAATCATCGGAGGCTATCTATTTCTTTTTTCTATTTCTTTTTCTCTTAAGTAACTTAAATAATCATCGTAGGCACACTTATTATCTAATACAGTTAATAAAAAAGATATATCTGAATTCCAGAATATATCTTCACTAACTCCCATAATTAGAACGTAATAAGTATAGTAATCTTCAACCTGTTCAAATACTAATTTAGGCTGTCTACTCTTTTTCTTGTTGGATTTTTTTGTCACCTTTTTGAAGGCTTCGGAGAAACCTACTTTCCCCCTTTTATTAATTTCCCAGCTATTCTATCATTCATTTCAAGATTAAATGGTACTAGTTCCATGAATTCTTCTTCGGTTAATATCTCATCATTATCACCTTTTGCACATAAATAACCTGCATATAATACTCTAATTGTATCGAATATAACATCAAAGTCTTTATATTGTAATATTCTCATTAAGTCATCATAAAATTTAGGATCTTTATTTTTTAATCTTAATAACCTAGCGAAATTTAATGTTAATTTAACTTTTGTTCCATCATTTAGTTCTAATTCTTGATAAGTGCTTTTCATACTTCACCTCTAATAATTATTTATTTTAAGCATTTTTAACTAACTCTTGTGACCAGTTAGACATCCATTGAGAACTTAAATCTTCACTTAAAGATTCTGCTATTGCTTCATACTTGCAATTTCCTAAATCATCAGCAAATAAATTCATTTCTATTTCTATTTCTGCTACTTCTTCAGCCCCATTTTCTATTGTTGCCGATGGAGCACTTGACATTACACATCTAGGATATGCAACTAATTTTTTTACACCGTCTTCATCAAATATTTCTGCTACTAGTGAAAATTCTTTATGTTTACTATTCTTCCCATATGCCACTACACCTGTTTTAAGACCTTCTTGCTCCATTCCTAAAGCCTCAACGTATAAAGAATAATTCATATGTAGAGACATGTTTAAAGTACCACTACCAGCACCTCTTGCAACTGATTTAACTACGACACCCTCGCAGCTTTTAGTTACTACTTTTACTTCTAATTCATCATCAGCTGAACCTACACAACCTAATTTTGTATAAGCTTCACTATCTGTAAACTTTATGCTTGCATTTTTTATTTCAAATTCACTGAATACTGATTCATATTTTGCCATTTTAATGCACTCCATTTCTTTTAAATTTATTTTTGATACCACTTTTGTATTAAATTATCTAGTATAATGTTGACGGCATTTTCATGCTCATTTTCTACCCCACCAAACATAAAATAGTGAGGTACTTGCCCCTTACTAGTCCCCTCAGCTTCATCTGGGAAATAAAGATATTGTCTATTTTTCTGAGTACGTATTTTTAAACTAGTTTTACCTTCTAAATCTCCCATAAGAGGATTATTGTATTTTGCATGGCTTTTACCTTTTTGAGAAACAGGTATCAAAGATTCTATTCCATATTCTAAAATGTCATAAACTTCATTTTTTAAAGAATTAGATATAATATCCTCTGCTCCTGATCCATATTCTTTAATTGCGCCTACTAATTGATTTATATGTTCCTCTGATAAATAAAAACTTACTCTAGCCATTTAAAGCACAACCCTTTACTGATTTTGTAAATTGTAATGTTAGCATTTCAACTATAATAGAATCATTTTTAGTAACATAGTTATATTGAGCTTGACCTGTAAATTTTAGATTACATTGTTCTTTTATAGCATCAATAACCGATACTTCAAGCCCTTCTTCAATAAAATGTTCTTGTATTATGTGGACCTGATAAAAATAGTTATAATCATTTTTATTGGTCCCACTTTTACTGAAAAATTGCCTATTAAAAACTATATAATTCCATTTATCGTTAGGTTTACAAAATGATTTTCCATAATAGACGGGCATATTAAAAGTTTTAAGGCAATTATTAATCTTTTCTAATTTATTCATTTATATCACCATCCTCCTCAAGATATAAATATAAAGTTTTATTAACCTTATCTTCATCAAGATAGATAATGCTATAAATAGTATTGTTAATTAATATCTTGTCTGTACTAAATATACCTTTTACTAAGTGAGTTTTAACTTTTAAAGTTAATTCTCCATTACTAGAATTTGCTAATTCATAATCTTGTAATCTTTTAAATGTCTCAGAATATGCTAATTTATAAATTAATTCCATATTTTTAACATTATTAGTGTTTATTTTAGCTCCAAATGGATTTAACTCATTATTATTCCTGTAAATGTATAAAAAACCATCTAAAAAACTTGTAATATTTTTATTATTTTTCATTATTTTGCACCTCGTATAACATTCTTAATTGATATATTTCACCTTGATAGTTAATATCAAAGTCTTTAACACAATTGTTATATACATAAGTACAATAAATTAAAAATAAATTTTGTTCAGGTCCATCAATTTCATAATCTATTGTTGCACCCAGTTTATAATCCATAGTTGGTATTGCATTATTTATAATTCGTTGAAGTCTTACTTCGGTTTCCTCATCTTCCCAAGTTATAAATAATTCATTTTTTAAAAGTTTTATTAATCTTTCTATGTTAATCACATCCTTTCAATGCTCTAAGTTAAAAACATTGAATTAAAAAATAAAAAGGAGGGTTATGCCCTCCTTCTATTCTTTACTGTACTTGTTTAGTTTTTACAACTTTTTCAGTTAATCCGCTTATATCAAGTACTTGTGCCATGTTGTCGTCTTTTGGCATACCTGTTGCATATACTTTTACTTTAAATGTTCTCTTATCTTCTAAGAATTTATAGTCATCAGAGAATTCTATAACTCCATTTTTACTAGATGCTAATCCTAAGAAATATTCGTCTAATTTACAAACTATAGCTTTCCCCCCTGGAACTTCATTACAAACTATTATTTGAGTTGGGAAAGGTAATTCAGCAACATATCTTCCCTCCATATTTAATGTTTGTATAGCTGGTAATACTTTAGTTAAGTAATCAACATTGTTAACTATCATTTGAACTTTAGCAACATTTCTTACATGTCCATTTGCAGTTTTAGATATTTTAGCAACTACTTCGTTTATTACTTTTGGGCTTAATTCTTTAACTACTATAGCTTCTTTATCTTGATGTCTACCATCTAAAGCTCCTGTTAAGTTTTTCATTAAACCAACTGGACAGTCTTTACCATCTCCATTAACTATTGCAGCTTCTAATGCTGTAGCTATTGAATCAGCTAATGCTTTTCTTATGTAAGTATCTATAAAAGATTTCCCAAGTTCTAAAACACCCATAGGTATTTGAGCAAATGCAGATAATTTATGTTGTTTTATGTCTATAGTTCTAAATGCACCTGTTATCTCTTTAGTTATTTCTCCATCTATTTCTCCCCATACTGCAGATTGTTTTTCATGGTCATTTAATATCCATTTAGTAGCATATCCAGCATAAACTCCATTTACTGCATTTAATAATGGGTGAGTTTCTAGCATATCTTTAAATACATCTTCTATTATCGTTTCAGGCATCGCAGTATCTTCGTTACCTTCTAATTCTATAAATGCTTGTTGAGGATTTCTAGTTTTTGCAGATTGTACAAATCTATCATAGAATTTTTCTTCTGCAACTGTTAATCTTCTTTGTCCTCTTTCTTCTCTTATGCTTCTTTCTCTGTCCACTTCCATTATCTCCATTTCATTTATATTTTTATTTTCATTTAATTTCATATCTACTGTACCTTCTTTCTTTTCTATTTCTATGTTTTCTTCTACTACTTCTACTACTTCAACTACTACCTCTTCTACTTCTTCAGTAGTATCTTCTATTGTTTCAGTTTTTGGAGATTCTTCAACCTCTAAAACTTCTTCAACTTGAGTAGAATCTTCAACTACTACATCCTCTTTAACTTCATCAACTTCGATTACTTGAGTAGATTCTTGCATTTGTAACACCTCATTATTTTTAATTATTTTTAGAATAGTATCTTTTGCAGATTGATAAGAATAAGAATGAGGTTTACTTTCTACTATTTTAGTAGCAAATCCCATTTCTAAAGATTTGTAACAATCTAACCAAGTCTCTTCATCTAATAATTTCTTTAATTCTTTTTCACTTATATTTAAGTGTTCCATATAAGCATTAATAGAACTTTGTGTAATAACATCTAATGTATCAGCTTGTTTTCTTAAATCTTCAGCATTACCTTGCATTAAACTCCATGCATTATGAATCATTAATAATGAGCTTTTATCCATTATACGTTCTTCACCAGCCATAAAGATTACTGAGGCTATACTACAAGCAAATCCATCGCAGTAAGTAGTTACCTTCGCTTTATGTCTTTTTAATGCAGAATATATTGCAAGTCCTTCTTTACATTCTCCACCATATGACGATATGTAAACATTAAGTTCATCACTATCAACATTATTAAGTTCTTCTATTATCATAGATGCTGATATCTCACCTTCAAAGTAAGGTTGACTAGTTATATCTCCATAAAGATATAAGTCTGTAGAGTTTTCATTTTTTATAAATTGATAATATTTATTCCTCATCTTTTTCACCTCCTTTCAAATTTTCTTCAATTTTATGTGGATTAAGCATGTTATCCATAGTGCTATAGTTTTTGGTAATAAAATGTATATCCCCAAAATCTTCTTCAATCTTAGAATAACCTGTTATATCCCTTATTTCATTTATAGTAAATGCACCACTTGATATTAACTTATCTATACTAGTAGCCATATCAAGTATATTTACATAAATAATATCACTTGTATCAACTCTTACAAAATTACCTTGTTTAAATCCATCTAATCCATCATATAACTTATTCGATAATTCTTCTTCTAACATACAAGCTATAGGATTTATACAAAATGTTAAGAACTGATTTATATTTTGATTTATATTATTGTTGGTCCTTGAAAACAGCAGGTCAACAGGTATATTAAAGGCTTGTGCTACTGTTTTAAATAACCCTTCAACTAATGACTGGAAATCAGCACTATTAACTCCGTTAGTTTTACTTACATCAGTTAATGTTTGACCTTTATATAATGGTAATATAGCCTTTTGATTTCCTAAAAAGTCCTCAAGCTGACTATTTATAAGTTCTTTAAATCTTTCGTTAAATTGCCTATCTCCAACTTTAACATTATCCATCTCAAGTATATATTTTTCTTGATTAGATAATTTATAGTTTTCAATGCAATATTTTAATAATTGTCCATAACTTTTATATAAATTATCAATTTGCCTTTTGATGTTAACATTATTTAATCTTAATAATACAACATCATCTTGTTTAAACTTTTTACTTATGCCTAAATTCCCAATTCTTACACTATGATATACATTACCTTTGACAGGGTATTCATCATAAGAATATGAATCGGCTACATATAAAGATCCTTTTATATTCACTATAAGGGCTTCACCTTCTAATATCATTTTTTCTATTGCTTTATGAAATAATATTGAACTATTTTCATTAATGTTAGGTCTAACATTAAGTACATAATATTCCTCGCCCTGTACTTCATTATAATTTTCATAAGTTCTAATAGTACATTCAGATAATGAATTAGCTATTAAGTTAATACACATGCTAATTGCTAAATCTTTATAGTAGCATTCTATAGCTTCTTTACCTATAGTAGTACCTAATAAGTTTGTATTCTTACTACCAAGCATATCAGTTATAAAATCCTTAAAATTATTTGCCATTTTATCACCCCCTTAATTTACTTTTATTGGGGACCAGATATCATATTCATCCCAGTCCTCTAATCTATCCATACTTGCTATAATTGCATGTACAGCACTAATCCATAAATCATTTTTTCTTCTAAACGGATCTATTTTACCATATACAAAGTTTCCATTTTGTTTAGGCTCTAGACAAGTATTGTTCATACTCCATCTCATTAAAGGATTATCCCCTACAACTATCTTACCTTGATTAAATAAGCTATCTATATAAGGTACTATTTTCATGATATCTGAGGGTCTTACTAGAGTTGTTTCATCCTTGTCATAATAATCTATATTTATATTTTCTAATCCTTTTTTAATTAATGATAATCTATAGTTATCTATTGCTATATGTTCAAATGAATATTTTTCTAATTGTTTTTGTATCCATTGCATAACTAAATTTACATCATTTTCAACATCATCTACGAAAGTTAAATGCCCCATAGCTTCCCATTCCCGCAATGGCGCTTTAATCTTTTGTAAATCCTTTGAATTAGTACACATCCAGGCGTGACTAATTATATAATATTTGCAATTTTTTCTAATACATATAGATGCTCCTACCATATCAGCAAAAGTTGCATAATCTATACCTACTGTACAACTAAACCCTTCAAGTTCTTTATATGGTATAGGCTGATTTGTTGCCTTAATATTCTCCCATGTAGTAATAGGAGCCTCTTCAGCACTCTTAGGTATATTCATCCTTTTAGTTATAAATGATATATTAGTCGCAGGTGATAACTTATAATCTATATATTCATTTTGAATTTGCTTTAATAAACTAGCACGGTATATTAAACTAGGGTTTGCTTTATAGAAGTTGGTCTCATCATGAACCTCTTCTTCTTTATCTAATTTACATATAAACGGTAAAAATCCACTATCTTCTAAATCCCCATTTAATATATTTTTAGCTTTTTCCTTCATCTCATCTAGTACAGCATCTCTAATATTACCGTCTGTAGTAATAAAAAACTGTCTAGGATGATCTATCTTACCTAATCCTGTTCTTTGTACATCTATAAGTTTCCAATTCTCATATTGATGCACCTCATCAAAGATTATTGCTCCAGGTCTAAGTCCATCTTGAGATTTAGCGTTACTAGTTTTATACTTTAATACCGAATTTGTCTTTAAATTCCTTATTTCTTCTTTATTGTATTTAAAGTTCTTTTTCATTTTTTCTTTTACTTTAGGTTCAGTTAATACATTATATACATCGAAAAAACTTGTTTGAGCCTGCTGTTCAGAGTTCGCTACTATATCAATATTATAATTCTTGATACCATTTACTGGACTTAGTAAGCAAAATGCAAAATAACTAATTAAGGCATTTTTACCTGATCCACGACCAACTAGACAAAATAAAGTATTAAATCTAGGTAGTCCATCGGACTTATAAAAAGTACATAGCATTAAAACTAATAAAAAAACCTCCCATTCAAAGAGGTTAAAACTAAAATATTTCTGGTATGATAAATATTTTTCTACTCGTTCTTCATCTATATAAACTTCTTCCGTAGTTAATATTTTTCTAATCATTTGAGCCATTTGTTTTTGCTCTTTACATACTTTGTGTAGTTTTTCTTTCTCTACCAGCTGTAAATATTCTTCTATATACTTCATAGCTCATCATCTTCTTCTATTAACTCAACTTCTTTTGGTTGTATCTTTAATTGACTAAGTATTTTTAACATTTGTGCATTAACCTTTACTAATTCCGTAGTTGAGTCATTCCTTTTATAGCCATACTGAGTTGCCCCATTTCTGTACTCACATACAACGCCTCTAAGGTCAATATCTTCTATTAAGCAATTCTTAATAACATATAAGCACATATAATCTTCTACTAATCCTTTAAAGTGAGCATTCAGATTATTAGTATCTTTTAATTGCTGCAGTAATGACTGTCTAATTTCTTTATATTCTCTAGTTTTTTTATAGTCCTTAGGCACTTCCACACCTCCTTTAATACACCACACCCCCTGTAAATACTACAGTCGCATGTGTATTTTAAAAAAATCTCTTTAGTTGAG